TGATGTTGTCCGGGTAGAGGTTAAGAGTGGCGCGCTTCGTATCAATGTAAAAATACTCAGCGATGCGCACCGTTTCTTGGCTGACCCACATGCTTAGCGTCTGGTCGCCCACGCCCTGACTCATCATGCCCGTCACAGGCGTTGCGTCAGGATACATGCGTTCGTATTCAGCTTTCGGAATGTCTTCCGTAATAAAGCACCAGTTCGCATCCTGACCGCACGGATCTTGAATCATCGGGTCCATATAGACCGAAAACGAGCTACGCACCCGCGCGATCTTGATGTCCTGATCGAAAGAATCTTCTCTCGTGTATTCCGTCAAAAGACGAATATAGCCCTCGCCGTATGTGACCTGGTTGTCGCAGGCCGTGTCGTAAGCCACGTCGGCGTCAGACATATACTCAATATGCCGCACGATACCGTCGAAGATTTCCGCGACCTCCGGGTCGGCGTTCTCATCGGCGGGGATGACGCGCGCAGTCGGGCGGTTCTGGCGTTGCTCGTTAGTAACCAGCCGAACATGTTGAGGAAGTTTGTTGATCGTCAGGCACGGCCGCGCGTTGATCGTCTGACCCTGCACCGCGCCGCGTGTCGCCAGCACGTCTGCTGGCCATTGCCACGCATTGTCCGGCGAGCCCGCCATGAAGCGCAGATCGTCCAGCTCGTCCTCGCGTGAGTCGCTATAGGCGGCCTGCGCCACCGTAAAGCGGTGACGCATTGTGGCCAGACGGTCATCGTCCGGGTTGTCGGAGACTTTGCCAGCGGCGACTACATCATCACTTGCCACAAGATTTACCCTTGCTCATGCTGCCCTTCTTAGCCGCCGCGCGCTTGGTTGAATAAGCGATGGCGACGGCCTGTTTGACAGGTCGTTTAGCTTCTTTTATCTCTGTTCGCACGTTTTCTCTAAACGCTTTTTTGGAGGCGCTTTTGACTAAAGGCACGGTTCGCTCCCGCGAAAGAGTAACGATTACCTGCAAACATTGTAAGTCGCTGTTTACAGTGGCGAATTACCGAAAAGATACGGCTATTTATTGTAGCCGAAGCTGTCAGGCATTGGACGCGCGGCAAGAGACTACCACGATTTGCGAAGAATGTGGAACTCAATTTACGCATATAGCAAGCAGAGCCAATAAAGCCAAATATTGCAGCACAAAATGCTATCATAAAGCAATGAACCGAAAAGGTTCCGTTGAGCATACTTGCGCGCATTGCGGCACAAAATTTATGGATTCGCCGTCGCACAAACGAAAATATTGCTCGCGCGCTTGCGTAAATAAAGCATCTAAAGATGTTTGGAAACCTACCTTCACAACTGTTCGCAAGAAGATGGAAAAGCGGCAACTTCTTATTAAATGTGAGCGTTGTGGCTACGATAGCGAACCTCGCATATTAGGCGTTCACCACAAAGACCGAAATAGGGGCAATAACGAAATGTCTAATCTCGAAGTTTTATGCCCTATTTGCCATTCTCTTGAGCACATGAAGCATACGCCGCATGGATTCAAAGAATAGTTTATTTCTTCCTCGTCTTCGCGGATTGCTTGAACGCTTTAGCTGTCGGTGCGCCCTCTGCGCCCGGCTTGCGCATCTTCTCGCCTGACCCGGCCTTGATGCGCGCCCGCTTAGCGTGAATCGCAGCATACAATCCGGGGCTTCCGGGTTTCTTTACGGGCATTTCCATCTCCGTAAACTAGCTTTAGCGCGTTCGCCATTTTTAGCTTTTGCTGCTACTGCGGACATTCTCGCGCAGAACGACTTCTTACGCCCTTCGTCAGCCTTAGTCTTAGGGTTGGGAGCCGGCGGCTTCAGCTTGCTGCCTGTCGCGGCATTATACTTAGCCCGGCCCTTGGCCGTCAGACCAGCGCCCGCCTTCGTCGACAGCTTCTCGCCACGTCCTACTGACAGCGATACCATTAGTGTCCCATCCATCCTGAAGAGGCTGCGTTGCCACCATAGGACATGCGCGGTCTATTGTCTACTGGCCTAGCCTCGCGATGCGCGACAGGATACGCGAACGTCACGGCGATAGCGTCGGCGGCGTCTGGTGAGGCCAGCCCCCTCGCTTTCATGTCCTTCTTACTCTCTAGGAATATAGTCCCTTTACTGTCGGGCTTCATCATCGGCCCTGTCAGGTCGCTTTTGAGGAATCGGTCGTTTGGTATGCTGGCGGTCTTCAGCCACTCCCGCATGGCGTGCCACATCTCGGCGCGCTTGTTCCCGAACATGACCGGCTTCGTCGAGCGCATACCGAAGTTCACGCCCCGGATCTTGTAGCGCTGCTCCTTGAGCCGGTCGACCACGCCCGCGCCTAGCCCGCCCTCGTCGATCACGACCAGCGCCGGTCTGAACTCTTCGATGATGTCGATTACTCTGCCGACCACCTCCATGGTGTCGTCGCCGCGGTAGCGCCGGATGCCGATGATGTCTCTGCCCTGCCGAATGGCGATGACCGTGGCGTCAGCGCCGAATCGCGCCGGGTCGACGCCGACGATTATCGGTGCGCTCTGGTCCTGTGATGGCGGCCGTGTCTGCGCCTCCATGACCAATGACGACGGTATGAACTGGTCATCTGATGCGTTCGGGAAGGCTCCGTAGACCTCGACGTGAGCCTGAGCGCTGTCAGGTCCGTATTCGTCGATAATCTGCTGATAGACTGCCTTATCAGTGCCCTCCACGCTTCTGGCGTCAACAACCTTGTTTCGCCAGAAGTCGCGCTTGTTGTGGAAGCACTCGTAGAAGTATCCGCTGTTACGGCGGGGGTTGCTAAAGCTAAGCCAAAAACGATTAGGAGTGTTCTCTGTAAAGAAGCCACTGGCCACCGCCCATATGCTGTCATCAATACCGCTGGCCTCGTCGAACACCAGCATGACGCCCGCGAAGTTGTGCACGCCCGCGTAACTGTCAGGGTTCTCAGCCGACCACAGCCGCCCCTCGACGCCCCAATAGCGCGTGCCCAGCTTCAGGTCGCGCTCGACCAGTTCCGCGATCCACTTGGCCGGCAGCACTCTGGTGGCGCTCACCTCGAACCAATGGCTGTTGAGGCACATTGATAGCCATTTGGTGATCTCGGCCCAAGTGACGCTGCGTAGCTGCGCTTCTGAGTTGGCCGACACAATAGTCGTCGAGCCTATGCGCGTGGTCAGCATCCAGATCACGAGCCAGCTAACGAGGGCCGACTTGCCGATACCGCGGCCGGAACTGGTGGCCATGCGGAAGGTTTCGAAGTTTCGAGACAGCGTAGCTGGATCGATGTCGCGGTCGTTGTTTTCTTTGATGTGGTCGCGCAGGTCTTGGAGGACTTCTAGCTGCCACTTGCGCGGGCCTGTGAAGTGTTCCAGCGGCGTGCCGGCCTTACCCCACGGGAACGCCATCCTCACGAACGCGACCGGATCGTTCTTCACCTGCGCCGACCATAGGGTCGCCATCAGCTTCTGTTCTTCGTCCGCTGAGTAGATCGGCACTTGCATCTAATATCTCTCCCTGGATCACGCGCTGCTGCGCCTCTTCTAGCGCCGCGATGATGGATATGCGCTGCTCGACCTGCACCTGCACCGACTGCGGGGCCGTCCACTTGTGGACGTGTTTTAGAATGTCCAGCGCCGCCTTCGTGTCGCCAGCGCGGGCGGCGTTGTGCAGCACCTCGGACATTTCCGCTTCGCCCTCAGCGCGCCCCTTCTGTTCGGCATACTCCGCGATGGGGTCGAACTGCACCAAGCGCCGATACTCTTGTGGCGTCATGCCCGCGGCGTAGGCGAGCGTGTCGCCTTTCAGCCCTTTGCGCGCGGCTAAGTAGATGCGCTCTAGCACCGCCTCGGTGGCTTCGATTTTGCGCGGCTCATAAGGTAGGCTTTCAAACATAATAAACTTTTTAGCATGGTGCGTTTAGAAAATAAAATAAAAAAATTGTTCGTGATCCCTGCGTATTTCTTAAAGGAGATCCCTCGGCCCAGCCCCTCCCCTCCGTTTACAATCCCCAGACCAAGATCAGCTCAATGAATGTAGACTTAAAGCATTACATTAAGTTGACATACGATCGTCGTATCGTCATGCGATGAGAAGGTCGCGACAAGCGCCAGCAAAACGTCGTATCGTCATGACGATCTAGGTCCATGCAAGATGTTTGCACCTGGACGACGCGGGACAAAAAACGTCGGATCGTCGGATTGCCATGACGTTTCAGGTCGCTGAAAACTTTTGCAGGTTGCCATACTATTATGTTTACATTTATTCTAAAACTCCCTATAACAACTCTCATGACGATATGACGTTTTCAAGCCGCGCCTTGCCTTACCCCGCCATTGCCGTCGACGTTTCCATGACGATCCGCAACTATTCGTAAAATAATGTTTGACATTATCCACAAAAGGCCTATAACGTAACATATCCACAATGGATACAAGAAAGGAAACGACATGGAAAAGAAAATCACCGCTTTGAAAACCGCCTATCGCGCTGGCAACCGCGACGCCCTAGTCAAAGCCGCGCGCGCCGTCGTCGCGTATGATCGCAAGCATCCCTTCGCGATGCTAGTAGACAGTGAGCGGGCGGCAATCGTCCAGCTCGCGCGCAAGATCGCACAAGCCTAACACTAACGGCGACGCTAGCAATGGCGTCGCCTTTATCGTAACATATCCACACTGTAAGAGGAGACGACAATGACTGACAATACCTATAACGGCTGGACAAATTACGCGACATGGCGGGTTAATCTGGAAATGTTCGACGGCGCGACCGATGAATTGTTCGACCACTGCGACGACGTGCCGGCGATGTTGAGGGAATACGCCGAGAACCTTATGGAAGAAACCGCCAACGGGCTGGCGCTAGACTACGCAATGGCATTCCTTGCCGATGTTAACTGGCATGAAATCGCAAAGCATATAAAGGCAGACTAATCACAGGCGGCGCTTCACGGCGTCGCCTTTTCTTTTGCAACATATCCACAGGAGCAAACGACATGACAACGCTAAAACAATGGATGGACGCCCAATGGGAAAGCGGCCCGCTAATCAATGGCGCGTGCGGCAATATCTTTCTCGACAATGGGCGCGGCAAGCCGATCATCAAGGCAGGCGCGGAACGCAAGATCGCGCTGTTCT